CGTCGTTGCCGCGCCGGAGGGCGAGGGCGGGCAGGAACCCCTGCTCGCCTCCCCTATCGTCTCCGCCAGCCCCGCGCGCCTGCACAAGCTGCAGCACGCGGCGCGGGCGGCGATCGAAGAACCCGCCACCCTGGACTCGTCGCTCGGCGAAGGCCCCGATGCCCAGATCATGCTGCGCCTCGTGCACGACATGCGCCGGCTCAAGGCGATCCAGTCGATCGAGAAGAAGATCGAGGCCAAGCGCGAGATGCTGCCCGCCTACCGCGAATGGGTGATGGCGCGCCTGGCGGCGGCGGCCGAGGCCGGCAAGACGGTCGCGGACGAAGTGATCCCCACCATCATGGTCTGGCTGATCGACGTGGGCGAATATCGCGGCGCGGTCGAGCTGGCCGAGTACATGCTGCGCCACGATCTGGCGATGCCGGCGCGCTATCAACGCACCACGCCCGCGCTGGTAACCGAGGAGATCGCCACCGCCGCGATCAAGGCGCAAGGCGCCGGCACCCGCTTCGACCTGGGCATCCTCACCGATATCGAGATCCTCACCGCAGACGCGGACATGCACGATCAGATCCGCGCCAAGCTCTACAAGGCGATCGGCCAGGAAACCGCGCTCGCGGCCGAGGCGCTGCTCTCGGCCGACGATCAGCGCCCGGCCTTCGGCATGGCGCTCGATGCCCTGCGCCGCGCGCACCAGCTCGACGAGCGCGCAGGCGTGAAGGGCAACATCAAAAAGCTGGAGAAGCTGCTCGACGCCGCCGCTCCCGCCACCACCGAACCGGCGTCCCAGCAGGGCGCCTAACCAGCTCGCCCCCGGCGCTCGGGGGCGGATCGCGCGCAACGGGAGGGCCTTCGGGCTGAGGGCCGTCGCGGACCCGGTCCCCACCCCCGTTTGCCGGGGACGCCACCGAAGGAGCCCGGCCCATGCTCATTATTTACATGCTGCTCGCCATCGGGTTGGCGCTCTGCACCGCTGCGGTCCTCGGGGCGTCGATCTACTTCCTCTTTGCTGAAAGCATTCGCACCCGGTTCGAAACTGCCTCGATCGTCGTGCTCGGCGCTTTTGGCTTTGTGCTTTGCGTGAAAGCCGCCGCGTCGTCGGTGCTGGCATGAGCACCTTCGCCTGCTCCCCCATCCTCACGCCGCCGCCCGCCGCGCCAGATGGCGCGCCGATCGTCAATGACGGCTGGTTTCCCGACGTCGACGTTGCCGACCTGCGCAAGGCGCGCCGCATCCCCGCCGAGATGCCGGCGGAGCGCCTGCGCGACGCGGTGCGCGAAGCGATCATCTGGACCAACGACCAGCTCGAGGATTGGCGCGCCGAGCAGGCCGCCGCCAGCTTCGCCGAGGTGCCCAGCTCCACCGTCGACGGCTTGAGCCGCAACGTCGTGCTGTACCAGCTCGCCGTGGGCGCCTGCGCCAAGGCCCTGCTGATCGAGCGGCAGCGCGACGTCGACCTGACCGGCGCCGGCCAGCGCAAGGTGGACGAGCTGGACGATTCGATTGGCGAACTGCGCCGCGACGCGCTGCAGGCCGTGCGCCGGATCCTCGGCCGCACCCGCACCAGCGTCGAACTGCTCTGATGGCGGACACCCTCACCGCGCGCCAGGGCGACACGCTGGACGAGCTGCTGTGGCGCGAGCGCGGGCTCGGCCCTGAGGCGCTCGACGCCGTGCTCGCGGCCAACCCGGGCCTCGCCGATCGCGGCCCCATCCTTCCGATCGGCACGCCGGTCACCCTTCCCCCGATCGCTGCCCAGGCACCGCCGGTGCGCGAGAAGGTCCAGCTCTGGAGTTGACCATGGAACAGAAGATCCTGGCCTTGCTCGATGCATTTCTCGCCTTCCTGTCCGGCATCGCCCCCGGCGCGATCGGTGCCACGGTGGCGCTCGCCTGGCGCAAGGGCCTCACTTGGCGCGAGCGCTTTACCCAGCTCGCCGTGGGCATCGTCGTTTCGTGGTTCGTCGGCCGCGCGATCGGCGCGATCTGGTCGCTCGATCCCTTCGTGCTGCAGGGCATCGCCTTCACGATTGGCATGATCGCCTTCGAGGCGACGCCGCGGTTCATCGCAGCGGCGGCCGACGTCGCCGGCACCATCCCGGCAACGCTGCGCGACCGCTTCCTGGGCAAGGGAGGCGAGCAGTGAGCTACGATCGCGCCGCCCTCACCGCCGAGCTGATCCGCGACGAGAACGAAAAGCTCAAGGTCTACCGCTGCACCGCGAACAAGCGGACGATCGGCGTCGGCCGCAACCTCGACGACGTCGGCATCTCCAAGGCGGAGACTGCGGCGCTGGGCATCACCGTTGCGAGCGTCTGCGCGAACGGCCTCACGCGGCCGCAGTCCCGCGCACTGCTCACGAACGACATCGACGCATGCGAACGCCAGCTCGACGCCAAGCTGCCCTGGTGGCGCACCCTCAACGACGTGCGCCAGAGGGTGCTGCTCAACATGTGCTTCAACCTCGGCATCACGCGCCTGCTCCCCTTCAAGAACACGCTCGCCGCGATGGAAGCAGGCCGTTTCGCCGCCGCCGCCGCCGGCATGCGCGCCTCGCTCTGGGCGCGCCAGGTCGGCGCGCGCGCCGAGCGCCTGGCCGTCATGATGGAAAAGGGAACCGTATGATCAAGCTGATCGTCGGCGCCTTCAAGGCGCTCCACGCCTGGGCGGGCAATAGCTGGCTCGTCCTGATCGCCCTCGGCCTCGCCCTCGCCGCCCTGTACGTCGACGATCGCCGCACCCACGCCGATCGCGACAGCTGGGCGAGCTGGGCGAAGGCCACCTGCGCCTATGCCGGCGCCACGCCCGAGGCGGCTACCGTCGAGCGCGTGGACGCCGCCGGCAAGCGCCACAAGGTGAAGCTGCCGCGTGGCGGCGCCTGCAGCGAGGCGGTGCAGGATCTCGCCGCCCTCCGCGCCGCCACTCTCACCAGCACCGCGCGCGTGCACGCCGCCGCCGCCGCCGAGCAGCAGGCCAAGGCCACCCGCGACCGCACCACCGCCCAGGCCGATTCCGAAACCCGGGCCGCCGCCCTCACCACCATGGAGAAAGCCGATGCGCAGGTTCGCGATGATGACCGCGTCGATGGCAGCTGGTTTGCTGCTCTCAACCGCCTTGGCGGGCTGCAGTCCCACGATTGAGCACCGCCCGGCGGACGTCGTGGCGCTGGCGGTGAAGGACACGCCGTCTGCCGACCTGCTCTTCTGCCCCGCACCGCCGCCCGCCTTCCCGACCGATCAGGTCGCCACCATCCCCGCACCGCTGCGCGACGCCCTGCGCGGCCTGGTGCTTCACGATCGCGATGCGCGTGCCCGGTTCCGGCGCCTGATCGAATGGATCGGCCCTGGAACCTGCAAGCCCGAACCGGAGACCCGTTGAAATGGCAAAAGCCGCCACCGCCGAACTGCAGACGCAGATGCTGTCCGCGCTGCAGGCCCTCGCGCCCGCGACCGACGCCATGCCGATCGTCGCGAACGACAATGCCGACCTGGCGCAGGAAGCCGTGGGCCTTGCCTGCGGCGGCAATGCCGGCGCGGTGAAGTTGAAGACGGCCGCCGGCAATGACCGCACGATCGCCATCGCCAGCGGGCAGACGATCGCGATCCGCTTCCGCAAGGTCTACCTGACCGGCACGTCGGCCACGGGCCTTACCGCCCTGCTGAACCCGGCTGTGGTGAGCACGCCGACGCCCACCCCGACGCCGACGCCTGCCCCGACGCCGCAGCCCTCGCTCAGCCTGTCGAGCGCGGTGACCAAGGCCGAGGGCAACTCCGGCACCACCGCCTTCACCTGGACGCTCACGCTCAACCGGGACGGCTCGACGGCCGCCTATCCGTTCACCTGGGCGGTGACGGGCACGGGGAGCAGCCCGGCGAACGCCGCGGACTTCGGCGGCACCTTGCCCAGCGGCAGCGGCACCTTCGCGACCGGGGAAACGACCAAGACGATCACTGTGCAGGTGAGCGGGGATACGGCCGTGGAGCCGGATGAAGCCTTCACCCTCACGGTCACCGCCTCGGGCCTGAACACCGTCACCAGCACCGGCACGATCAGCAATGACGATCTGCCGACGCTCAGCCTCACGCCGAGCAGCGCATCCATCCCCGCCAACGCGGCGGCGGGCTATCAGCTCGCGACGATCGGCAATGTGCCCGCCGGCGTCACTCCGACGCTCACCCCGAACGACGGCCGCTTCGTGGTCGCCGGCAGCGCCGGCACGGGCTGGGTTGTGGTGCTGGGCAATGCGGCGATCAGCGCCGGCACCGTCAACATCGCGGTGGCTGCCAGCGGTGCGAACGGTGCGACCTTCGCGCTGACGATCACGGCGGCTTCCGGCGCGTCCGCGCCGATCCCGGCCAACTATGACACGGTCGTCTTTGGCGACAGCCGAACGGAAGACGGCGTCGGTTCGAATGCGTCGCAGGCCAATGGCTACAGCTTCGGTACGAAGAACATCGGCTATGCGGGCTGGCTGCACACGATTTCCGGCGGCAAGCTCCGGCTCGGCCGCTATCCGAATTTCGGCATCTCGGCCTCGACGCTCCAGCAGATGGCCCAAGAGCCCCGTCTCGACGCTCTCGGCAATGCTACCGCAGGGCGC